TAGTTGATATGAACCAAATTTCTGTTGCAAGTATTATGATGCACTTGCATATGCAGAAAGAAAAACAAATTGATGAGAACATGGTACGACACATGATTCTCAACTCTATAAGAATGTATCGTACAAGATTTTTATCTGAGTTTGGAGAGATTGTCTTATGCTATGATTCAAGACACTATTGGCGGCGTGACTATTTCCCAGAATATAAGCACAGTCGTAGAAAAGGTAGAGAATCAGATACAAAGAATTGGGATGATATCTTTGGATGTTTGAATAAGATCAAAGAAGAAATTAAGAATAATATGCCATACAAATTTTTAGAAGTGTATGGTGCTGAAGCTGATGATATTATTGCAACTCTTTGTTCAGAATCTTCTGATGAGGTTATGATACTTTCTGGTGATAAAGATTTTATTCAATTACAGAAATATCCAAATGTAAAGCAATACAGTCCTATCACTAAGAAAATGATTAATGGTGTTAATCCAGATGACTATCTAAAAGAACACGTTCTAAAAGGTGATTCTAGTGATGGTGTGCCTAATGTTCTTTCACCAGACAATTCTTTTGTAGATAGCATTCGTCAGAAACCCCTAAGTAAGAAGAAGATCGCGGCGATGATAGATGGTAATTTTCCAAATGATGAAGTTAAGAGGAACTTCCAGAGGAATAAAACTTTAATTGATCTAGGATGTATTCCAGCAGAACTACGGACAGAAATACTAGATATATATAAAGAAGCGCCAGAGAACAGTCGCAGTAAAATACTAAACTACTTTATAAAACAACGACTAAAAACACTTACAGAATCAATCAATGAATTTTAACATAGGAGAATTTTAATAATGGATTTATTAATTTCAGAAATATTGGACAAGGTTTCCAAAATCAAATCAAAGAAAGATAAAATTAAATATCTTCAAGAACATAATAGTGATTCATTACGCATGGTAATTAAGTCAGCTTTTGATCCTAAGATCAAATGGTTGTTGCCAGAGGGTGATGTTCCTTATGCACGTAATGATGCACCAGAGGGAACAGAACACTCTGTTCTTGCATACGAGTCACGTAAACTTTACCATTTTATAGAAGGCGGTAATGGTACTATCACTCAGAATAAACGTGAATTGATGTTTGTACAAATGCTTGAAGGCCTGCATGAGAGTGAAGCAGATGTTTTGTGTGCTTGTAAGGATAAAGTTCTTCATCATAAGTATAAAGGATTATCTGAACCAGTTGTTAAAGAAGCATTCTCTTGGAATGATGAATTTATGCAACTAGATGGTCCTGATCCAAGACCCGGCCGTTAAATAATTCAAACTTTTTGATATGATAAATGTAAATGAATTGATATTAACAGGATTTGTGTTTATTACTCCTGTTCAAGCTGAACAAGTTAAATATGACACACCTTCAGTGATATGTTTGGCACACAATATGTATTTCGAAGCTCGAGGTCAGGGATCAGCTGGTTTACTGGCGGTATCTAGCGTTGTGTTAAATCGTGTTAAAGATAGCCGTTTTCCTAATACTATCTGTGAAGTTATCAAGCAAGGTCCAACTAGAGAAAGTTGGCAGAAAGATGGTACATTCATACCTGTTCGCCATAAGTGTCAATTCAGTTGGTACTGTGATGGAAAAAGTGATGTGCCTAAAGATAAAAAAACTTATAACAGACTACTAGAAATTGCAAAATCCTTAGTGTATGATAAGTTGCCTGTTATAGACATAACAGATGGTGCTTTATTTTATCATGCTGATTATGTAAACCCTGACTGGGCTAAAACTAAAACCAAGACTGTAGAGATACAGGATCATATTTTTTATAAGTGGGACAAAAAATGACATTTGATGAATACCAAGAATTTGCACGATCAACAGCAATCTATCCAGCTGAGTGTAAAATTACATATCCAACATTAGGATTGTGTGGAGAAACTGGTGAAGTTGCTGAGAAGGTGAAGAAGAATATTAGAGATGGTAAGTCTCTGGATGGAGTAGGACTAGAACTTGGTGATGTACTCTGGTACATCTCAGCACTTGCTGATGACCTTGGTGTGACACTAGAAGAGGTTGCACAAGCCAATGTGGACAAGTTGCGGTCTAGGATGGAACGTGGTAAGATTGGTGGGAGCGGAGATTACCGATGACAAGTGATATAATATCACTCACGGATTTAATAGAATCTAAGCTTAAAAAAGAACAAGAGATAGAATATTATAGAGAAACCCTTCAACGATTAGAAAAGAAGATTGGTGTGTTGGATAAAGAAGTATCTATAACAAATTTAATAATTAACATGATTGAGCAAGAAAGGGTATTGACTTTGGGTGAGAAAAGGAGTAGTATTAAGACACTAGAAGATAAGGTAAAAAAATGAATATATTCTACTTAGATAAAGACCCTGTGATTGCTGCACAAATGAGTTGTGATAAGCACGTTGTGAAGATGATCCTAGAGAGCGCTCAGATGCTATCTACTGCTCATCGTGTCTGTGATGGTGATGAGATTGCAGACTCCAAAGGTATGTACAAGATGGCTCACAAAAACCATCCAAGTACAATTTGGGTTCGTTCCAGTGTTAAAAATTATATTTGGTTATGGAAACATATGACTGCTCTCATGCGAGAGTATACTCATCGTTATGGTAAAACTCATGCAACTGAACGATTGAAAGTAATTCTTGCTCGTACTCCTACCAACATTAATTATGGGGCTAAATTTACTGATCCGCCCCAATGTATGCCTGAAGAATGTAAAGGTAATGATACAGTGTTGGCATATCAGAAGTACTATATAATAGAGAAAGAAAAGATTGCTACTTGGAATAAGAAACGCTCAGCACCTAGTTGGTGGAAGGATAATTCTAATGGAGAGAGAGCCTTATCTGGATTATATGGTCAGAAGATTGCGTGAAGAAAGAATTGGTAAAAACATGATTGCTATTGAAACAGATATGGCTGAATTAACAAAAACCTATTATAATTCGTTAAAAAGGTTAAAAGAAGTGCTAAATATAAATTCTGAATTAGAAAAAAAGATTTCCATACTTGGTGGTGACCCAAAACAATTGGAGCTTAAACTTTAATGCCCACATATAAATTTTGTGATGAAAAAACAGGTGAAGAGTGGGATGAGTTCCTATCTTTTTCAGATAGAGAGAAATTTCTTGAAGATAATAAACATATCAGACAAGTTCCTGTAATGTTTTCTTATACAGGAGATCATATTATGGGAGTTGGGCCCAAGACAGATGCTGGATTTGAAGATCGTATGTCGCAAATCGCAAATGCTCACCCTGGCAGTCCTCTTTCAGAAAGATATTCAAGTAACGAATCTCATGCAAAAATTAAAGCAAGAGCAGTAATAGAGAAACACAAAAAGAAGAAACCTTTAGTGTCTTAATGAATAACTATATGGTACAGGCGAGACATCACACTTCAGCAAAGGATGTACAACATCTAGCAAGCTGGGAAGTCAATCCGCCTATGTACCAGAGGGGGGGTAATCGGGCCCATAATTGCTCCCCCTCACCCTATTTTTAATTAATGAAAGAATTTAATAATGACAAAAAAGAAAAGTAAAGAAATCAGTAACAATAGTTTGGTTGCAATCAAACCAATTACTGATAGCCAAAAACTAGTTTTTGCATCTTGGAAGAAAGATAAAAATCAATTTCTTTTTGGTTGCGCTGGTACAGGTAAAACTTTCATATCACTATATCTAGCATTACAATCAATAATGGATTTAAAAAGTAACTATGATAAAGTGGTTATTGTTCGTTCATTAATACCGACAAGAGAGATTGGATTTCTGCCAGGCGATGAAGAAGATAAGGCTGCATTGTATCAAGTACCATATCAAAACATGGTACAGTTTATGTTTGAGCAACCTAACGAACAATCATTTAATAATCTATATGATCGACTCAAGGGACAGGGATCACTTTACTTCTTATCAACTTCCTTTCTAAGGGGGCTGACATTTGATAATACTATTGTTATAGTAGATGAATGTCAGAATATGAATTTTCATGAGTTGGATACAATCATCACAAGGATTGGCCAAGATTCTAAGATTATTTTCTGTGGTGATTTTGATCAAACTGATTTACAGAGAACAAATGAAATAAATGGATTACATAACTTTCTAAGAATTTTACAGGAAATGGAAGAATTTAATTGTACAGAATTTTCAATTGGTGACATAGTACGATCTGGGTTTATTAGAAACTATTTGATTAATAAAATAAAACTTGGAATTGGTATTGAATAGTGCAAAGAATATTAGAATATGATAAATGTTTAAGATTAGAGGATAAGTAACAAATGAGTAAAGATTATGTCGTTGTTACTGCTATTTCATCGTTTCGTATACGTTATGTTATGCATAAAGATGATTTGCAAAAATTAAACACTGAAAAACAAGTTAATGCTATTGAGTGGGCTAACGATACAGTTATTAACGATGATTGTGAAGAGTTTTCCCAAGAATACATGGGGGAATATATCGCTGATACTGTTGAGATGAATGAAGAAGATATGCTTAAATTATTTGATAAGGATAATGATTATCTTAGTGAATGGACAAAGGATCAAAAAATTGCAATGGTATTGGATAGTGCAAAGAATATTAGAATAGGATAAAAAAATGAACGTAGAAAAACTAAGAAAACAGCTGGAAATTGATGAGGGTGTGAAATATGAAGTATATAAAGACCATCTTGGTTATCCTACTTTTGGTATTGGTCATCTCATTTTGGATTCCGATCCAGAATATGGTTGGGATGACGGCAAAGCCGTTAATGAAGATCGAGTTATTGAAGCCTTCGAATCTGATCTCCAAGGAGTCTTGTCAGACTGCAAGTTACTTTACTCAGACTTTGACAGTTTGCCAGAAGATGCTCAAGAAATAATTGCAAACATGATGTTCAACATGGGCCGCCCACGTTTAAGTAAGTTTAAAGGAATGAAGCGTGGGGTTGATGCCAAAGATTGGAACGCAGCCGCAGATGAAATGGTAGATAGTGCATGGTATCGTCAAGTACCAAATAGAGCAGATAGACTAGTACTACGGATGAGAAACATAGGATATTGGAATCAGCAGCCCGGATAGTAGTGAGCTCATGCGGGCATAGCTCAATGGTAGAGCCATAGTTTTCCAAACTATAGACGATAGTTCGATTCTTTCTGCCCGCTCCAAAAACACGATTTATATAAAGGGATAAATAATGATTGAAACAAATTATGCAATAAACACGATTTTTTTTCTAATATCAGGTGCAATGGTTATGTGGATGGCGGCAGGATTTACTGCCTTAGAAGCGGGTTCAGTACGAACCAAAAACGTCACAGAAATTTTAACTAAGAATGTAGCACTATTTTCAGTAGCATCTATTGCATTTTTGTTTTTAGGTTATAGGTTAATGTATGGATGGAATGAACCAGATACACATTCCATGTATGCTGATTTCTTTTTCCAAATGGTATTTGTTGCAACAGCAATGTCTGTTGTTTCTGGTGCAGTTGCAGAAAGAAAGAAATTGTGGTCATTCCTAATATTTGCTGCATTATTCTCATCAGTTATATATCCATTAGAGGGTTCTTGGACATGGGGCGGCGGGTTTCTAAGTGAATTAGGATTTTTTGATTTTGCTGGTTCTGGTATTGTACATATGGCTGGTGCAGCTGCAGCTCTTGCATCTGTTATTATGATTGGCGCTCGTGATGGGAAGTATGATAAGAACGGTAAACCAAAGAATATTCCTGGCTCAAATATGCCTCTGGTTGCATTAGGTACATTGATTCTATGGTTGGGTTGGTTCTTCTTTAACGGTGGTTCTCAACTTGCGTTCTCTACTATTGCTGATGCAAATGCACTAGGTAAGATATTTGTTAACACCAATATGGCTGCGGCGGGTGGACTATTGGGTGCTATGATTGTATCTAAACTATGGACAAAGAAGGTCATTCTCAATGTAACCCTAAATGGTGCATTGGCAGGATTGGTAGTTATTACTGCTGATCCATATTCACCAAGTCCAGAGATTGCTGTACTTTATGGTGTGATGGGTGGTATGTTAGTTCCCCTGTCCATGTCTCTAATTGAGAAGTGGGGTATTGATGATCCTGTTGGTGCTATCTCTGTACACGGTACTGCTGGTATACTTGGACTACTATTAGTTCCTATCTTTAATTCAGATGCAACAATATTGATTCAAGTATTGGGTATTGGTGTTATCGGTGGATTTGTATTCACTACATCTCTAGGAATATGGTGGATATTACATAAGACTATTGGTATTCGTGTAGGTAAAGAAGAAGAATTAGTTGGCTCTGATATGTACGAAGGTACAGGAAATGCTTACCCAGAGTTTATGGATAAGTGACTTGACAAATCTAAACGAATAAGGTATTATTATATAATGTTTAATCATATAAATGTGGAGTTGCCCCCTATAAGCGCAACAACAACTGACGGTGTGCGTCTTTATGAAACACCAGAAGGAAATAAGTATCCCTCAATCACAACTATTCTATCAGTCCGTAATAAGTCTGGGTTGGTGGAGTGGCGTAAACGTGTAGGTGAAAAGACTGCAAACTACATTGCTGGTAAGGCTGCTGCAAGGGGAACTAAAGTTCACCATATGTGTGAAGACTATCTCAACAATGATAATATAGATCATCATCAAAAAGATTTTTTGCCTTGGTGTCTATTTACCCAACTACAAAAAGTATTAATTAATATAAATAACATCCATTCCCAAGAAGCAGGACTCTATAGTGATAAATATAGGGTGGCGGGTAGAGTTGATTGTATTGCAGAGTACAATGGTGTACTGTCTATTATAGACTTCAAGACATCAACAAAAGAACGCAATGACGAATGGAATGAAAACTATTACATTCAATGTTCAGCTTATGCAGAGATGTATGGGGAAAGAACAGGTACAGAGATAGAACAGATTGTTATTCTATGTGTTACTGAAGACGGTACTGTACAAGAATTTGTAAAAGAGAAATATGATTACCTTGATGCATTGGAAGAAACCGCTGCAGAATGGAGAAACCAAAATGAAACACCTAATGATACTGGTGATATTTCTGTTGGTTGGTTGCCAAACTAACAATACTATACCCAAGGGCGTGGTTTTATCTACAACAACAACACCAACAATAGAAGATGATACTGAAACTAAAAAATCTGATCCTAATGACGCCAACTTAGTGCAATTGGGCAAACCAGTAATTTGTGGAGATGGATCAAAAATAGTTCCATCACTTATTAAAAATACAGGAGAGCAGCCTGTTATGATGTGGAAATCTGACAAACACGGTAATAGGATTATCGTTATGATGAATATCAAATCCAAAACAGTAACCGTTTTGGAATGGCCAAAACCGACAGATGTCGATTTTGTTTGCATCCTAACAACTGGAATTAATGCTGTTTTTGAAAAAAGTCTTTTTGGTGGTGTCCTATTACCTATGGTAAAAAAAGAAACTAAGTTTTAAATTTCCAATAAAGAGACTTGACTTTACACTAACTTTGTGGTATAAATAGAGTACAATTTGATGATACGAATTGAGAACTGAACTGGACTTGGGGGCAGTGCCCAACGCCTCCACCAAAAGGAGATTAGATATGGATAAAGTTTTAGGGGTTTGTGATGAAGAGCCCTCTAGTACAATCATTAAGTAAGTGGGTGTTTAAAGCATATATCGTTTGGAGTATATGTGCAGATATAATATTACTTGGTGGAATGATTTATCTGATCTTTTTTTGATGGGGGCGAAACAGGATCGACAGGCAGGGACGGATGAGTGGAGAATTGTGGATTGACCGCCTTATAGGTCAAAAACTATAGATGCTAACGATAATGTATCTTATGGAGATTACGCACTAGCTGCGTAATTTTTCGGGGTTCGGTGGGTTCCTAGCAACAGAATACCCACCACTTTATTCAAAAGGGGTATTGACATATAGATAAGACTATGTTATACTCTGTTATAATAAGAATTTAAGTGACGGCAACCTATTGCTATATCGACACTTAATGAGTTTGGTAGTTCTCTTTATAGGACTAAAAACTACCATTTAAAAGTTGGAATGTTTCCAGCTTATTTGTAATGTTAAGGAAAACATTTAAATGACTACTACCACTACCCAGGCAGCTAAGGTTGCCACCGCACTTGAAAATGGTGCAGAACTAACCGCTAAACAGATTACATCACGTTATGGTGTTAAGAATGTTCGTGCTGTTATTAGTAAACTTCGTTCAGAAGGATTTTCAATCTATCTGAACAAGCGTGTATCGTCTTTTGACGGTGAATCATATATGAAGTATATGGTTGGTACGCCTACACGAGCAGTTGTTGCTGCTGGTTATCAGGCACTACGTACAGCGTAATGTCTAACGTGTGGTGACGGTAATACACCCGTGGGGGATCATGGTTAATCCCCCAATTTTTATTAATTAATTTAGCTAAATACCCCATAGGAATATATAAGATGAGTACTGCTAAAACATTTTCATTAGAAATTGAAAACATTGCTAAAGAAAAAAGAATTTCTCATATGGAGGCTGTTCTTTGGTATTGCAGTAAACAGGGTATCGAACCAGATACCGTAGGTTCTCTTATTTCTAAAAGTCTTAAAGAGAAGATCGAAGCAAACGCTAGAGATTTAAACTTTCTTCCTAGACAAGCTCAACTGCCAGTTTAATGTACACAATCTATACACAAAAAAATTGTATGTACTGTACGAAGGCAAAAGCTTTAATGAAAGAACATAATATTGATTTTGTTGAAATCTCTCTTGACTATGATAGTAATGCAAAAGCTTTGATGAAAGAGCTCGGTAATAAAACTGTACCACAAATATTCAATGAAGAAAATATTCACCTTGGTGGATACATAGACCTTTACGAAACTATTTATAGTGGCTAGAAACTTTTAAAAATGCTTAAAGGGATTTTACAAGGAATCATAGTATTAGTACCTACGTATATTACAGCGTATTTTACTGATAAAATGATTTACGTTATTCCAATGCTGGCAGCATCAAGTTTCGTTGCAGCAAGCATTGAAAGCAATATTAATAAATCAACACGTAGAGTCGATGAAGATGTATTTAAAGATGATGGAACCAATTGACGTTTATATAATGTATTGTGCTATGAAGGCTCATTTTAGTAAGACAGATTATGACTTTATTAAGTACGGTGGTAAGACTAAAGTTTCTAGAGATTCTTTCTACAAACGTAAAGACAGGCATTTCTTTGTCAAACTTTCGAAAAAATATAAAACCAAAACAGAAATTATGCACTACTATGTCTCCAACTTTATTAAAGATAAAAAGGGATACATTGCTAACTTTAGTGATGAAAACTATAAATCTTGGTTACTTAAAAGAGATGGTTTCTTTGAGCAGTTTACTATAGAGATGCAGCCATACATAAAGAATTTTGAACCTCTATTTCAAGTTAAGGATAATAATCATCCTAAATTATTGAAAGAGTTTTTAGGTAGCAGATTGTCATTAGAAACTATGATAATATTAGATGATCTAGTTGAATACGGTAAAAAGTGGGATAAACAATTAGAAGGTGATATTGTATGGATTGATTTAAAAAAGTTGATGAAAAATTACAAAGGGTTCTTGACAATTAACAAAAACAAGTATAGAATGAAACTACTGAAACTTATTGAGGAGTCCAATTAAATGGAATTTACAGTACACTTGGATGGCAATCCTGCTATCCGCGAAGAAGGTTTTTTTGAATCTAAAGTTGGTAATCTTAATGTTAGGATTAAATCTTTAGAGTTTGATAATGCTGAATTGAGTAAAGTTAATGAGGAGCTTCGTCAAAGAGTTACGAAACTTGCTACTCGTTTTACTAATCAAAAGGGATTTCAACCAAAAAGAAATGATCGCTTTAATAATAAGCGAAATTAAATGGTATGCCGGCGTAGCTCAGTGGGAGAGCAGTTGCTTTGTAAGCATCAGGTCGCAAGTTCAAATCTTTGCCGCCGGCACCATTTTTAGTAAATATGGAGTAAGAGACTATGACACAAGAGAATAAGTTACTGAAGAGAGTAACGATTGAGTATTATGAAAATCTGTCTGGACGGTTGCCTTCGTCAGTAGATGCAGTTCGTATTATCAATAAAAAAACAACGACAGAAAACTTTAATGTAAACTCAAGTAAAGGTATTCCTTTAACATCATATACATCAGAAATGATTTAGTATGGAAGTTAAATTTATAGATAAAATGGGAAGTGATCTTTCTGTAGTTAATGCAGCGAGAGTATCGTTTGCAAAAACATCTGATTGGGATGCAATTCCAGAAGCAGGAGCTGTAGAAGGATTGTTGTCCACTAAAGATGAGGGTTTGATTAAATATCTTGCGAAACATAATCATTGGAGCCCCTTTGGCCACGCATCTATGCAAATCCATGTTAAAGCTCCAATATTCGTTGCAAGACAATTAGTGAAGCATCAAGTTGGTTTGGTGTGGAATGAAGTGTCTCGTAGATACGTAGATGATGAACCTGAGTTCTATGAACCTAAAGAGTGGAGACTTGCAGCAGAGAACAAGAAGCAGGGTTCTTCTAATGAAACTATAAAACTAGATATATCTTCTACACATCAGTCTGCAAAAGAATGTTACAACAATATGTTAGACTTGAATATTGCACCAGAGATGGCTAGAATGGTCTTACCACAATCCATGTACACTGAATGGTACTGGAGTGGATCACTAATGGCATTTGCTCGTGTGTGCAACCTACGATGCAAGCCAGATACACAACTTGAAACTCAAATGGTTGCAAATCAAATTGATAAGATAGGGGAAGAATTATTTCCTTATTCATGGGAGGCATTGAGAGATGCATGATGTAGAAAGAATTATTTTTATAATGGAAGAAATTTCTGTTTTAAAAAGTATGCTAAGGGAACAAGATACTGGAAGAATACAAACTGCAATTAATGTTCTGGAAGACAGGGTTGTAGAGTTAAAGACTAAAGTATGCAAAAAGCCTTAGTAATAGGAAACGGCGAATCAAGATCGTGGTATAAACCTCACACATCTCTTAGTAATTCTATTGTTACTTGGGGCTGTAATGCAATTTACCGTGATGGTGATGTTGACAATCTTGTTGCAATAGACTATGGTATGCAACAGGAAATTTATGATTCTAAATATTATAAATGGAACACTTGTTGGTTTGCAGATTGGTCTGTATTACCAGCTGAAGTTGCAGAAATGTCTCTTATGGGATTTGACTTACCACCAAATTTTATTCATAGGAGTAAAAACAAAACTGCAAATTGTGTAATACAAGGAAAAGACCCAGCCACCATACAACAGAGAATTGATTCATTGTCAGAACTAAATGCAAATTTAGATATGAATGATCTACAAAAGAAATTGACAAAAGATATTGGTGTATGGATTACCTATGTTGATGATAATGATCCTGTTAAGAACATAGACTATCCTAGAGGTTGGTCAGCAGGAGCTACTGCACTATATCTTGCTTGTCAACAGGGAGCAGAAGAAGTTTATATGTTGGGGTTTGATCTTTCTTCTAAGAACGAACTTTTAAACAATATATATAAAGGAAGTAATTACTATTTACCAGCAGATGCAAAGGGGTTTAATCCACAAAATTGGGTGAATCAGTTGTTGGCTGTTTTTAGAGAGTTTAAAGATACTCAATTCTATTGGGTAGACCCTAAACACAATATTGGAAGTTCTACTGATAATATTGCAATAAGGTACTTGACAAAAGCAGAACTTTGTGGTATATTATATATACAATAACAAATCGCATATATTCACATAAGGAGAAATACATATGTCATTACAAGCACTAAAAAAGTCCAATTCTTTGGACAAGCTGCTGGGTGCAGTTCAAACTGAAAACGCCCCCCAAGAAAAGAAGTCCTATGCAGATGAACGTCTGTGGAAACCAGTGGTAGATAAATCAGGTAATGGTTATGCCGTTATTCGTTTTCTTCCAGCTGTTAATGGTGAAGACCTGCCTTGGGCAAAAGTCTGGAACCATGCGTTTCAAGGCCCTACTGGCCAGTGGTATATTGAAAACTCTCTCACTACTATTGGACAGAACGATCCTGTATCAGAGATGAACTCTGCATATTGGAACTCTGGTGTAGAATCCGATAAAGGGATTGCACGTAAACAGAAACGTAAGTTGCAATACTTTTCAAACATCATGGTTATTCAAGATAAAGCAAATCCTCAGAATGAGGGCAAGGTAATGCTCTACAAGTTCGGGAAGAAAATCTTTGATAAGTGCATGGAATCAATGCAACCAGCATTTGAAGATGAAACTCCAGTGAATCCATTTGATTTCTGGGAAGGTGCAGAATTTAAATTGAAGATTCGTAAGGTAGATGGTTATTGGAATTACGACAAATCTGAGTTTAGCACACCCACACCATTGTTTGATAATGATGATGAGATTGAAGCAGTGTGGAATAAACAATATCCTCTTGTAGAGTTTACAGCTGAATCTAATTTCAAGTCTTATGATGAGTTGAAGACTCGTTTGAGTACTGTTCTTGCAGGGACTACTACTGTAGGAAACGTAACAGCTTTGATGGAAGATGAACCAGTAAAATCACCAACGGTAGATACGAAGGAAGAACCAGCTCCAAGTCCTACTGTTACCGTAACCAAAGATGATGAAGATGATACATTATCTTATTTTGAAAAACTTGCAGAAGGAAGCTAATATATTATGAAGTTTAGTGTCTTGCTAACTGTTTTCGTTGCATTGATCTCACCAGACGCTCTGGCTGAGATCATTTTAACACCCAAATCAATTACATTTGTCTGCTCTACTGATGTAGAACCAGGCACAGTTGTTTTTACTGATCCACCTAAATTTAGTTGTGATGATTATGCACAAATTGAAAGTATTGTTGGTTTGGGTATCACAATCGGACCTAACACGGATATTGTTAAAATCCTTGATGCGATTGAACAAACAAATCGTAAAATCCGTACAACATCTAATGGTGTACCAATTATTAGGGCCCCAGAAGGTCCAGTAAAGGTACGTCCAGAAGGATGGGTTGATCAGGAAGATGTTCGTCCACTAAAGTTGTCAGATGATATTAGTGCATGGTTGCCTATTGTTCAAAATGATTATAGTAACTTTGATGGTTTCTCTAGGAATAAATCATTCTTTAGAGACTAAGGTAAGGTGAATGTATCCTAGTCGCTGAATTAGATTCGGACTAAAATAGTCACTATACAGAGAAGAGA